TTGGTGAGCTGATCAGTAATTGGCTCGGCAAACTCAGCGGCCAATGCTGTTTTCAATAACCGCACAAAGTATGGTGGAAAATCGGTAGGATCTGGCCGATATTGATAATCAATATAGACAGTCTCTAAGTTCGTATATAAACCACCAGCATAGATCTCATAGTCGCGCACCGGGCGTTCAGCTACTGCGCTGGTGGGGAATACTGCCTTTGGCAAGCCAAGACGATCACCCGGCAACTGGTACTTATATTTCCATTCATTGATCGGTGTGTCTAGCAACTGGGCAAGCTGTACCTTCTTTAATGTAAAGCTATATGGGTACTGCATCAGAAGAGTGTCGCGCACATCGTCATAAAGACGGTCGGCAACCTGAGCCTCATCTGTGCCATCAGAAAAACTTGAAAGAGGTGATGCGCCAAGCATAATTAGCGCATCGGAGCAGATTGATAGTTTTGTGTCGCCAGAGGCCATAGTCTACTCCTAGTGAAGGAAGGGGCGACCGAAGCCGCCCCGACCAATATTAGTCGCTGTCAGTTACCACACCGATAACCGTGCCATTTGAGCAATCAACAACGCCTGATGCGTTTGATACTACAATGTGCATAGTTACTGTGCGAGTGCCGCCAGTTGAACCGTGAACAATAATCATGTCACCGACTTTTAGTGTGTCGGCAAGATCATTAAAGTAGCCAGAAGCGTCAACGTCTGTATGTGCATCAGCAGTCGTGTACACATATAGGGCCGGGGCGTTACCAGCTAAAGATTGTCCACCTAATGGGCCGAAGCCAGCTTGTGCGTATGCCATCAGTTAGCTCCTCTCTATTCTGTTGCGCTGATCTTGACAATACCTTCATCGTCAATGGCCACTGCACCAGCAGAGAACATTGAAGACACGAGGAAGGATGTCTTTTCAGCTACATAGTTGATTTCTGAACGCTGGTTCATGCCAATGCCCATCCCTACTGCATCGCGGTGGAATGCGAAGCAAGTGCGTGTGGATGGAAGTGGCAAGCCACCTTCGTCACGATCACCAAGAGTAACAAAGCGGAAACCGAGGAAAGTGTCGATTTCGCCCTGCACCAGTGCCTTAACGCTGGCGAAATCAGAGCTGGTCAGCTCAGTTTCGTCAAGCAGTGAAGACAGGCCATTGGCGTGGATCAACATAACGCGGCCTTCGGAAGGTACGTTTTTGGTGTCCAGTGCTTTCTTAGCGGCCAACAGCTTGGCAAGGTTCATATTTGAACCAACGCCGCCAATGTCGGTGCCAACGGTTGATGGTGAGGAAGCCGCGTTCAGTGCGTCAATGACGATCTGATCCATACGCCGGGATATCGCACTACCCACAACGGTGACTAATTCCCGCCTCTCGTCAAAATTGACCTTGGCTTGGTTGAAGATATCTGAATATTCAGCGGCGATGTAGTCGGACATCGTAGCTGTAACCTGTGAATAGGTTACGTTCAGAGGGGTGACGTCTGTCTGCGGTACGCGGACAGTTGCGGTGCCTTTCCCGATCTTCGGGAATTTTACCTGATTGCCTTCGACATTTGAACGCTCACGAACAAGTCCAGCAAGGGCGCGATTTGCTTGGTACGCCTGCTTGACTTCCGCATCGAACATTTGAACGAAAGCATTGGAAATGCCTACTGCCATTTCTCTATCCTTTCATAAAAAGTTTAATACAAGATCGCGTCAGGTATCCGATGCCGGGCTGTCACTTGGGCATAAACGCTACGCCCCCAAACGTGTGCGACAGGTCGAAGCTCGATTGTCTGTCAAGTCAAAATATAATGGAAAAACTGGGGCGTGTAAACACCCCAGTTAATTTACATAGCTTGATAGTCCTGAGTGCCGTAAACCTGTTCAAACATCTTCTCCACCTTTGCCCGGTAGATCGGATCATTGAGGTACTCAGGTTTCGCCACCATTGCGGTTAGCTCATCCTTCGATGGCGCACCTTCCGGCTGTGCCACATCAATCGGAATAGAGCGGTCGCCGTAGTAGCTTCTGATCTTCTGAAGAGCGCGAATGCCCTGAGCGGTGCCGCCCATAATCTTAAACTCTTCAAAGTCATCCTGACCCCAGACGCCCTTGCGTACTAGGGACTGACCCCACTCAGTCATAGACTTGATGATAGCGTCAGCGTTGTTGCCCAGTTTTTTATATTCTTCCTGATAAGAAACCTCAGCCATATCCGCTTCAGCCCCAGCCATATCAACAAACTTGCTGGCCAGCTCTTCAAACGCCGACTGACTAATGCCATTCTCTTTTGCCCAATCCTTATAGGTGTTGAACAGCTCATCATCTTCTGGGATGTTGGCATCAGCAAATGCGCTAACGTCATACTCTTCTGGTGCCTTGTGTTTGCCTTGGCTAAATTTCTTTTGTAATTCAGCGTAGCCTTTGGCGAGATCTTCGCCTGTCTTGAATTTTTCCGGCAACCATTCTGGCCGCTCGGCTTCGGTGGTTTGTTCAGCCGCTTGTGCTTCTGCATCTGGCTGAATATGGGAAATGCCTGCCTCTGCCTGCTGGTTATCTTCGCCTTCTGTTTCCAGAGTAGCGGAGGCCATCAAGCCTTCGGTTTCATCACTCATAAGTGTCTTGCCCTTTTCATTCTGCGTTCGATCTCTCGAACAATACTGTTTTGACCCTCTCTAGCCCAACCGTGCGAGGCGTCCTCGCCGGGGTACCAAGTGGGTTGCTCAATCGTTTGCGATCTCAAATGTTCCAATAATTCTTGGCCATCCTCTGACCCAAACACGCGAAGATACAAACGATCAACATCATCCTTCATATCTTCCACGTTCTTACGCAACTCAGGCTCAACCGTCCTGAGTGCTTCCCAACCTTCAACGTCCATTTAGATAGCTCCCTCTGGTGGCATCTCACCGCCTTCTGGTGGCAACATTCCCTGTTGCTGTGCGGCGGCTTGAGCCATTTGCGCCGCCATCTCAGCGGCTTGTTGCCGCTCTTGCGGCGTAGTGCGAAGATCGGCAGGAATGCCCATCTTGTCTGCGATGTAATCTGGGATGGCTGATGTGCGAACCGCCATTTGCCCATCCGGCCCAAGGCTGGATGAGATCTGCGCCCACTGCATAATCTTCTCAATGTCGCCATAATTCTGCGCCTGAGCAATTGGGCTGACCGGGGTCACCTTTACCTCTAGGCCATTCACCTTCAGCGGCATTTCAATCAATCCGCGCTCATCCATCACATATAGGATGCGTGAGATCAGTGGGATCATTGTCTCATTGATTAATCTTCCAAAGGCAGACCCTAGGTTCTGGGCTAGCTCAGATATCTTATGGGACACCTCTGTGGCTGACCGGGCCGACATATTGTCCGGCGGCAGGGTGTCATCCATCATAATCTTTTTGATATTCATACGCAGATCATTAATGACGATCTGGCTAACATTAAAATCACCAGTACGCGGCAATGCTCTGAGGCTTTCACCTTGTGGGCCGCCATTACGAGCCACAGGAATAATTGCGCCGGGTCTAATGCTTACCGCTTGTGGGTTCAGCACACCATCGTCTGCCGCTGTATATACCCCGGCGATGCTAATGCTGGCATTTTTCAGCAACAGCTCTAGCGTTTTGTTTAGCGTTTTAACATCAGGGATAGCAGTGACCAACGGCCCACGGCCATATACCTCGCCTGCCACCTTCATGTATCGCGCCACAATCCACGGGCTAGATTTCATCTTGCGCTCTAGCATTGTCTCTTTGCCTTCCGGCCAGATCACATAATAGCAATACTCACCCTCATCAGCTTCATAGATAGTGGCTTCTAGCAATTCGATCTCATTGGTTGGGTGTTCATCAATGATGCGCTGAAGGCGCTCTGGGATCTCGATGTCAGGCCAATGCTGGACAATCGCCTCAGCTTTCAATCTCATCCGGCGATAGATGTTATCAACCTTGCCGTGTGCGCCTTCCTCGAATGCCACAAGATATTGCGGCACAGCGGTAAAGCGAATTGGCGTCACTTCGTCACCGGGCTGAACCAGCATCACGGCAGTGCCAACCGCCAGATCCAACAGAAACTCACCCATCGCCAGATCAAAGTTTGTTTGACGCAGTAACGAAAACATTTTGTCTGCGTAGATATCCAAGGCGGCTTGCGCCTCTAAGCGCCGAGCCGCCGGGATATCGGAGCCGGGTTCTAAGCGGCACCAGTTAGAGTAGGGTGGAAACAAGCCAGACTGAATACGATTAGCAAAACGCTGGGTGCTGTTAATTGCGGTACTGTCAAACACGCGAGCCATTTTGTTCTGACCCGGTGAACCGCCACCTTCATAATAACCGTCATATAGATTGCGTTGTGGCAAAGCAAACTCATAGCAATCTTCATAGATCTGACGCCAGTTATCTTTCCGGCGTTGTGCCATTTCGTATCGTTTCAAAATGCTTTCTGGTGAATAGCTCATGTTTTCCTATGCCTCTGTGCAAAGTTTCTGGCGGCCTCTTTAGAACCAAAGCCCCAAGCTCTTAACGCTAGGGCAAGTCTGGTTGGCCTACCTTTGCTGTCTTTCATGTCGCCCTTCATGCCAGCAAATCTAGCGGCGAAAGACACCCGGCGCGGATTGGTGCCGGACTTTACTGGTGCCTTTAGATTGCCGCCTTCCTTGCGCTCAAAGTGTCTGCGGCCTGCTTCGTTTAGACCGCCGGATGGGTTTTGATGCTTTTTTAGCGTCATGACCTAGCGGCTCTCATATTGTCAATAAGATTAGGATATGGACGACCAGCTTTCTTGGCGGCTCTCATAGCGGCTCGCTTTTTCGCTGGTGACAGCTCTTTCGGCTTGCCTAGATCTTTTGGTCGTTTTTTATCCCAAACCTGTTTCATTTCTTTTTACTCATCCCAGCTTTAGACATTGCAATGGCGATGGCTTGCTTTTGTGGTCTGCCTTCACTCATCAGCGTCCTAATGTTTCTGCTGATTTTCTTTTTCGATTTGCCGGAATAAAGAGGCATAATGATTATCCTAGTGTGTTGCTCTGGTCTTGATTAACGATTTCCTTAGTTGGGCCAAGTGTTGTGCCACCTATCAATGAATATTTGCCACTACTTTTGCGAGATCTTAGTTTTGATGCCGCCAACTGTTGAACGCGAGTAACACCTGTTGGCTCTGGTGGTGCCACTGGTGGTGGTGGTGGTGCTTTCTTTTTGCCGCCGCCAAATAAACTGCCCATATTACGCTCCTAAAGTTGACTTGACGCCAGTCTGCGGCGTTTCACGTTCCATTGACAATAACAAGCGCTGGCCGCCTATGCGCCGCGCTTTTTTCCTCGCGGCAATCGCCGCCGCCTTCTGAGCCTCTTCAGCTTCAAGACGTTCCTCTTGCCGCTTCTGCGCCGCAACTAATTCTGGATCTGGCGCTGGCGGTCTTGGTGTTTTCAGAAATGACATCAGCATACCTCGCTAACATTTCGTGATCATCGCCATTTGGGCCATAACCAACTAATAAACCTTCACGCCGGAATTTTAACGCATTTGCATACCTTATGGCAAGCCCATCATTTACATTAACAGTTATCTGTAGTCTATGCAATTTTAGATCTGCCATCGCTATGTCGAAATAACGCATTGCGCCGCGTAACATTTTGACCGCGTGACCTTCAACAACCGAGGTGGTCAGCATCCACGCCTCACCTACGCCCGGCCACAAACTACAAATCCCAAAGAAACACGCCATCCTGCCGCGATACATCGCTGTCCACGCATGAGGCTCATTGCTGTACATCTTTAACACATCAACAAAGTTTGGGATTTGCTTAAAGCATTGGCTTGAGTGATGCCTCAGCTTGACGTTCATCGGGTGCGCCCAATGAAATTTAACAAATCTTACATCTGACCCATTGACTATTTCGCGCATCGGATTATGTTAATCACTATGGATTCCTCCCCAACTGCCCCGGCACTAGCCGGGGATTTTTTTACAGCTCTTCGATCTCGGTGTCTTCAATGTCGCCGATCTCCAGCACCTCATAGTCGCCATCATTCAAAGCTATCAGCGCCAGCTCTTCGGCTTGCTCTTCGGTGTCAGCCTTAACAACAACGCCGAGCTTTACCGTCACATCAAAGATAACGCTAAACTCACCCTCTTGCCTAATAAGCGATCCATTGAAATTAAATGATGCCATAATAATCTCCCTCTAAAAAACATCAAAATCCATATTTGCCACAGCTTGCTTAAACTGCGACTTACCCAAATAATTCTTAGTCATAGCACGATGTTCGCCGCCGCCCAACATCAAATATCCATACGCATCACCAACGTGCGAATGTTCATTTTTGTTCGGCGCATCCCTAAACCGTTCTTGACCGCCGCCCATAGCGACACGTTTAAAGTGATAACCGCCAGCCAAAGACTTACGCACCTTATGACAATTTTTCGCCACAATTAATCCGGGCTTGCCGTCAATCAACCTGTTCATCGGCATCGCGCCAGCTTCACGCCGCACCATAAAATCATTCGATGCGGTCGGTTGCGCCCTCAACCCCAACGTCCTCAAATGCTCAAACGCCGTCACCTCGAAGATCTCATCCCTCTTGGCACCAGCCGGGTCACCCCAGATCATCACATCATTCTTTGGGAAATGCGTCTGGATGTCAGCCATCAAGTGATGACAGAACCGCTCCAGCCCCATATCAAACGCCACCAGCTCATGCACGACATTCCATCTTCCATTCGGCAGTTTCTGTCCAAATACCGCCGCTGGTGTCAAACCAAAGTCCAACCCAATATGGACAGGCAGGGCAGGCTCAATCTCTACATCACCCGACATCAGACTATCGCTAAACTCATGCCACACTGGCTTGCCGTCCTGCACATACACATATTGCGCCCCAGCATAACACTGTATCCAATCCAGCGTCTTTCCGGCCAACTGCTGTTCATAATAGCCCTTCGGCAGATTATTCACATTCTCAGCCTTCGGATTATTCAGCCAATACTTGCCAGCCGCAAATATATTATCCTCATGCTCCTTCGTACCCTCAACCACGCCGCCCGGCTGTTTGTAAAACTTCCAAGGGTACTTGCCACGAATAGGATTTTTCTCAGCTAGGTTAGGCCACCAGTGGTCACTATCCATCGGGTTGGTGGACATCCACACGCCGCGCCAAGGGCAACCGCCGTGCTTCTTAGTCGGATAACGACCAACACGCGATGTCAACCCATCGACCACCGCCTTGGGCAACTCTCGCGCCTCATCAATAAAACCGCCAGTCAATTCCAACGACAACAGCTTACGCACATCACGCGGTTGATCCAGAGCCAGAAAGATCACCTCACAATCAAGCCCAGCCGCGCCATCACGCGGCGGTAGCTTGATGTGATGGGTGATCGGTGGCGACCAACGCATCTGACCCCAAGTGTTCTCC